TTTTGCTATAGCAATATATTTTTCGTCTATATCGTATCCGATATATCGTCTGCCTAGTTTGTGGGCTGTCGTTGTGGTTGTTCCTATCCCGTTGAAGGGGTCTAGGACGATGTCATCGGGTTGTGTGGTGAGTAGGACACAGTTTTCTACTAGTTGCGCAGGGAATGGCGCTGGATGGATTGTTTGGCGTTGTGGGGAGATGTCCCATATTTCGCCAAGGTATTTGGGGTCTATGTTCCCACGGAATGTTTTCGGCTTGTCTTTGGACAGCCAATAGATGTGTTCTGTGTTTGGTAGCAGATGGTCTTTGCGTATGTTCGGACTGTTTTTACGGTTCCAAATGATCAGTTGATATATGTGTGCGTTTGTTTTGTGTATGAATTCTGTTGGTAGCCGTGCTTGGTTGTTGTGTCGGCGGGGTTTATGGTTGAAAAAGATTGATCCGTCTGGTGTGATGACACGGTGTAGTTCGTTGATTACTTCTATCATCCACTCTTGATACATTTTTTCTGGCATGTTGTCGTGGTATTCGTTGTAGTCAATGTTGTGTTTTTGCCAGATTTGATTGCTGTTTTGTGTTTTACCGTTTTGGATACCTTTTTTGTTGTATGGCGGTGATGTGACAACTGTGTTTATTGTGTTGTCGGGTATTTTTTTGAGTTCTTGTAGGGCGTCCCCGAATTTTACAAGGTTGGTCTCCACGCTGTTTAGTTTATACAGGCGGGGACTGTCAGGTTTGACCGTTTACATACCTTGGTTTTTGAGTCTGGTTTCCCAGCCGAGCATCCCGTTTTCTCGTAATGTTTTACGCATTTTTGCTTCTTCTCGTTCACGATTTCTGCGTCCCACGAAAAGCAATGCGTGTGATCCGCTCATCGTGATTGCGTAAATGTTTTTTGTTTGACGGTTGGGAGGATTTGGGTGGTCTGACTTTATGAGATATCCAAGTTTTGTCAGGTAGCCAAGTGATTCGTTGATGCGCCCTGAGTCATGTTTTTTGAATAAAAATTCTTGGTAGTCAGTTACTGAGAAGTCGCGACTTTTTCGGAATTGCGCATAGGTGAGGATGCGGTGCGACAGTGTTCCATATTTAAGATACTTTGAAGGGTTGGTTAACGGTGTGTCTTCTATGCCTAATTGCCTCAGTGATTTTCGCCCTTGTGATGCAGGCTTTTTACGATTTTTTCGTGTGTCTATTCTTTTCGGCTTTTGAGGTGTGTTGTTCATCGCCGTCAAGTTATCGCGGTGGTAGGGTTTTCGCTATATGAAACGACAAAAACCTGCACCTAAAAAAATAAATCCGAATAGTGCAAAATTGAATCAGGTTCGGTTGTCAGGTGAAATAAAATTTCCTAAAGAATTTGTTCCTTGGCATGTGCGCAGAGGTACGACAGAGTTTGAGTTAAGAGAATTGTTGTGTGATGCACGAGATCAGTTTTTTGATCGTGATGCAATAATCATTTTAGACTTGCTGGAAAAGCACTCTGTGAACGACCTATTTGTTGAAGGTCTTTTGGTACTGAAAGATTAACTAATAGTTGGCGTGTGCGTCAACAAAGTTAAGTACTCGTTCTGCTGTGGTTTCACCGTCTGTGCCGGGGTCAGATTTGAGCCAGCGGATGAAGTCATACCATTTGCGTTGCTGATCTGCTGAGTCAAACACAAGCGTGTATTGAACGATTGTCTTACTGCCGTTAGAAACCACTGCTGGAGCGCCCTGTGTGACCGCCTGATGCGTGTCCGTGCCTTCTGGTGCGGTGAGTTTTGTTTCACCGTTTTCCATAAGCGTAGAGATCGCGGTCGGGCTGCTTGGCTCATCTGAAAGGAGCGGGAATATCGGTTGGATAACTGGCGCAACATATGGCGCGTTATCTTCATGCAGATAGTCTCCTTCCATGCCAGCGAGTTCTATCTCATCCCAACCCAAGGCGTCAATAAGGTCGTCGTATTCTTCGCCTACTTCTTCAAGAAGTTCAAACAACATATCGCTGTCTGTTGTGCCAAGTTCATTTGTTCGGTTATCTGCCAAAGCGTATGCGATTGCACTAGAAATATCGCCCTCAAATTTTACGCAGGCAATTGTTTCCCAACCAAGTTTTTTAGCGGCTTCATATTGGTGATTTCCTGCAATGATTGTTGATGTTCCGTCAGCATTGTCTTTGATTACGATCGGTTTCACTTGACCGAATTCGCGATATGACGCAACGATTGCATCAATGTTTCCTTTGCGTGGGTTGTTTTCTAGGTGCACAAGTTTTTCTAGCGGTGTCGCTAGATGTTCTATGCTTTTATGAATACCTGACATTTAGGCTCCTGTTTGTATGCGAACATTGGCATTCAATGTTCTAAGTGCGTCCAAAGATGTTCGCACGGTGAGCAGTTTCTCTCGTTTAGATTTAACTAACGCTTCGCTGATCTTATATGAATATGCTTCGTCGGAAAGTTTGTAGTCCGCCCACGCTTCACGCTCTTTGATGCTTCCTTTGGCGGCTAGATATTCTTTAGCCCAATTGCCTTTCATGAGTGCATCTTTTTTTGCGGCGTCAACAGCAAGGGTTTCAAAGGCTTCTGTTTCTTCTTCAAGAATGCCAAGCAGGCGCATAATCTCTGATTCAATTTCTACTTGAGATATTGGTTGTGACCTACCCATGATGTTCTCCTGTTATCGCTGTGAAATCGCATTTTTTGAGCGCTGAAACTTGGTCTGTATTCCACTCGTATTGGGATAGTCCTAGGTATGTGAGCGTCATTTGTTCAAGGATCCAAGCGTCACATCTGTCGTTGCCGTCTCCACCTGACCAGATTATCCCCGTTTTCGCAGAGATTGCTGACATTACTTCTGATTTACCTGAGTTCCCTTTTCCTGTAGCAAACTTGGCTCTACAAGTTGGGGGTATGACCACTACTGTCACGCCTAGTTCGCGTAACGCGACTCTTACAACGCCTCCGAGTTCTCCTATGGAATGGGCTTGCGAATGTCGCGAGGCATACGAGTAGCCCTCTATCGCGACTATTTGAACACCAGCCTCTTGGGCTAGAGCCAAGATCTCGTTTCTTATCTCTAGGAGTCGTTCGGATCCTTTGTTTTTGGATCGGATGCTTGTTGTTAGACCGCCAATACTCACACCCGTGCTGGTCAGGGAAAGGTCTAAACCCATTATTTTTGTCACATTTTTAAGGTTACTACAGTTTATTTGCACTAATATCTGTATGTGGTAAACAAAAAGTCTGCACCCCAAAAGAATATTGTTTCCATAGAAAAACAAGGTGGCTGGGGAGATGTTTCCTACTACCACAAACTTGAATGCGGTCATATAGAAATTAGGAAAAGGGCTTCCACTGCACCTAAGATTGCTTGCACTTGGTGCGTCATTGGCGAGCAAAAAGGAAAAGAACTTAGAGCATTGACGCTAGTGCAACCACCAACACTTGAGGAGGTGTGGGACTTTTATGATGAAACAACATCAGAGGAGGTTGATGTTGCAAAACTTCGTGCGGGTGTTGCGAATGCCGTAGGGTGTGCGCAGGAAAGTGTTGAAGTAATTTCTGTCGTTGATGAGGACAATGTGCTTCGTGTCAGTTATGTGACAGTTTTCCTAGATTTTGAAACAGCAAAAAGAATTGCCGAGAAGAACAAAAATATTTAACTCTGCGCCGATTTTCCTTGTAGTCTGATGCAGGTTATAAACAGTTTGCGAGGGGCAACATGATTGACGCAAGTGACATCAAAAATTTTTTTGATACCGAAAAAGCAAATTGCAGGGGCAAAAACATTGTCATGTTTTATCCCAATCATTCACCAACCGATCGTCTTGGTAGAGAAAACGCTAGCAATGCTATACAGATTTGTTCGGAGTGTGAAGTTGTAGAAGGATGCTTGGATTATGCTTTGCATTATGAACCGCTTGGTTTTTGGGGCGGTAAGACAGAAGTTGAAAGAGAAGTTTTGAGAAGAGTTAGAGGTATCCATTTACCACCAGAGCGACAACCGTCTGACTCTATTCGTCGTTCCTCTAGGCGTGGTTTTATTAACAGTCAGGTACGAAAGAGTTTGAGTTCAATAAAAAATGAGCAGTAGTCACCTTCCGCATGTAGATAATTTTTTGTCTCGCTTGAAAGGTGTTCGCCCAACAAACAATGGTTGGGATGCACGATGCCCATGTCGGAATGATGACGAAAACCCTTCTCTTTCTGTGGGTATTGGTGCGGAGGACAAAGTATTAGTTGCGTGTCATCGTGGTCAAGGTTGCTCCGTGGTGGAGATCTGTCAGTCTGTTGGTTTGAAAGTTGTGGACTTATATCCTCCGCAAAAAGAGGAACGAAAACTAACCCTTATTGCAACATACGATTACCGTGATGAGAACGGGATTCTATTGTTTCAGAAACAGCGTTTCGTTGACCAAAATGGCAAGAAAACATTTAGACAGAGACGACCTGATCCAAGCGGTAACGGCAAATGGATTTTCTCTTTAGATAACACACCGAAAATTCTTTATCGTCTTCCGCAAGTTCTTGAGGCGAAGCGTAATGGCGAAGTGATTTGGCTGGTTGAGGGCGAGAAGGATGCTGACGCAGTTTTCGCTCAAGGTATGGTCGCCACTACCCCACCTAACGGTGCGGGCAAATGGCTTGACATTCATTCTCGCGCTCTTGAGGGTGCAACGGTTTTTATTGTCGCTGATAATGATGAAGTAGGCAGAGAGCACGCGATCAGCGTTGGCGATGTTCTTTCTAGGCATGGTTGTGTTATCAGTTCATTCGTTCCACCTAATGGTTTCAAAGATGTTTCAGACATGATTAATGCTGGCAAGTCTCTTAATGATTTGCTTGAGTTGGACAGAACTGAACCATCTGGTGAAGTGACTGTTCACGACGACGAAGAACAAGAAATTGAAGCAGTTGTTCAGGCAACTTCGCCGATTGAATCTTTAACTGAGCAACTTGTAAAAGTTTTAGCAAATGAAGATTTGAGTGAGTCAACAAGAATCAATAGAGCATCAATGCTCGTTAACTCTTTTGGCGTGGAAGATAGAAGCGATAAGGGGCGACTCGTTAATTGGGCGCAACTTGTTTTAGAAGATGTTGATGATTCGTATGATTGGGTTATCCCAAATGTTTTAGAACGTGGAGAGCGCGTAATCGTTGTTGCTGCCGAAGGTGTTGGTAAGACAATGCTTGCGAGACAGATCGCTATTTGTAGCGCCTATGGGATACATCCTTTTACTATGTCTCGGATGAAGCCAATCAGAACTTTAACGATTGACTTGGAAAACCCTGAAAAGATTATTAAGCGAACATCAGCCAGCATCCATGGAGCGGCAAGGCATCTTGGTTATTTGGATGGCGAACCTGATTGCCATATCTTGATGAAACCATCGGGTGTTGACCTTATGCGACCAGCCGATAAAGCATTTATTGAGCAAACGGTGGAAAGAATACGACCTGATTTGCTTTTGTTGGGTCCGATCTACAAGTCATTTGTTGATCCCGGTGGCAGGACATCTGAAGCGATTACGGTTGAGATTGCTAAATACTTTGACATGTTGCGCGATTACTACAACTGTGCTCTTTGGTTGGAACATCACGCACCGTTGGGGACATCTTCAACTAGCCGTGATCTACGCCCATTTGGTTCTGCTGTGTGGTCACGCTGGCCGGAGTTCGGCTTGTCTTTGACACCAGACCCTACTGCTGTTGGTGACTATGTTTATGATGTCCGCCATTTTCGTGGTGCGCGAGATCTGAGAGAGTTTCCAACTAAGATGAGAAGAGGGAAAATCTTCCCGTTTGAAGTTATGGAATTCATGAAGGTTTGAAATGGCTGAAAAGGGTTTAACTAGAGAGTTTCTTGCTGAACGCGATTTGCGTATTTTCAAGATGAGGCAGGCTGGTATCCCTATAGCCGAAATTGCTAGACGGTTTGGGATTGGTTCTACGAATGTCTCTCATTCAATCCGTAGGCAGTTGGGTAAGTTGAATCAAGAGGCGTTACTTGCGTACCCTGAAGTTTTACAAATGGAACTTGAGCGTTTGGACGCTTTGCAGTCCGCAATCTGGCCGATGACACAACACAGAAAACAAAAAATGGATGACGGCACAGAGGTTGCGATTGAGCCCGATATTAAGGCTGTTTCAACGGTTCTTTCCATTATTGATAGGCGTGCGAAGTTGCTTGGTATGGAGCAGACGAACGTGAATGTGCAGATGGATTTGAGGGATGCTTCGCCTTTGCGTGCGGTTCTTGCTGGCGCTCCCGGTGTTCTTAGCGCAGAGAAATTTGATTCCGAGGCAGAGGGTAAGAAACTTCTTGCACTTATGGCTGATGCTGGTATTCTTCCGAAGGAGCAGATCAGGGAACTGTTGAATGACTTCCCCGCCCTTGAAGATGGAGACGATATTCAGGATGCAGAAGTTATTGAAGAGGATCTAAAAGAAGAATAGTTTCTTTTATTCGTACATCTCTCGTTGTGGCAAACGCAGTTCGTTCTTCATTTTCATGAATTTTAGTGCCCAAATTACTGTTATTGCTGGTGCAAGAAGCAAGCAAGCGACTATGGTGGCGAGGTCTTTTTTGTGGTTTTTCATAGGCAATATTGTATATCTCCTAAAGAGATGAGTCTTATCTAATCTAACAATGCGATGAAAACTTGCAGTTGATCTCTTTTGGAGATGGCATAATATCTGCCATGATAATCTTTCTTTCAATTTCAGTGGCAGTAATTGCTTCCCTGCATACATACCTTATGCGTTCCATTGACTCCTATGACAGGTATGGCGCTCAGCACACACTTCAGGAATGGCGCGACTTTGAGAGGTCGCATTCAGTATTCCAATAGTCAGTTTTCGTTTTTATTTACCTTGGTGAGACATCACATGTCATCCCTGTAGAAAATTTCAAAACCGCAATGCATTATCGCAGATGCAAGAGTCCCAAAATAAACATCTCGTTCAATACTGTTATCTATTGGCTGTGAGTCAATTTTGAGTGATGCCTTAAGTGCGGCAGGGAACTGAATATCACGCATTACTCTCCCACCGTTGTACCAAAGCGTTTGCCCAAATTCAACTTTTCTGCCTAGTTTTACCTTGTATGGGAGTGTCACGAAAACATGGTCGTCTGCTTTTAGGTGGGTGAAAGAGATGCATTCTTCAACGGATGACTCGTTGTCTGCGTATAGCGTCGCTAAGTCTTTTCCTTCAGTATCCGATGGGGACATTGAGCAGTAGCCCTCGGCTGCGAGCGTGTATTCGTCAATACCCCATCCCTGCCTCATGATGACCGATGCTTCTATGATTTGTTGAAGGCGTTCGTCTTTAGGTATACCAAATGTGTTTTTGAGTTGGACTATTGTGACTAATTCATTATTCTTCCAACCAAAAATATTAATATTTAAATCGGAGCCTATTCCGTCTTCGTCTATCAAAGCCAATTTTGCGGTTTTAACTGACTCAGCGCAGAGCGCTATTTTGTCCAAATCGGTTTCGTAAAATCCTGTGTACATGTTGACACAACCCTAGTGCATGGCTCACCCCCACAGAATGAAGGTTGCATTTTAGGGATTTTCTTTGTACTAAGGTTTTCTGTATGGCACAAAAATCAAACAAAAAAGCACCAGTTAAAAAAACAGCATCAAAGAAGTCCCCTGCAAAAAAGAAGGCTCCTGCAAAGAAGCCTGTCTCCAAGAAGGTTTCTGCGACTGCTGAAAAAAGCAACAAAAATGCTTTGGCTGAAATTAAAATTGACACCGCAAAACCACAGTTCGTAAACGCTGAAAAATTTATGAAGTCATTCGTGGATGAATCTGCTGTTTTGATTAAGGCAAATAACGTAAAATCTTTGCCTCTTCGCAAGAAAATGCTTGCGTGGTTCAAGATTAGCAAGTAGTCTGAACCCCATGAGGGGTTTACGAGGGGAAAAATGACAACCGAAGATACAGTGCTGCCGTTTATTATTGATTCAAATATTCTGCTTGGCGATGTTCGTGAGACACTTGCATCTTTGTCGGATAACAGTATTCACTGTGTTGTTACATCACCTCCGTATTGGGGTCTTCGTGACTATGGAACCGCCACTTGGATTGGTGGTGACCCTGAGTGCTCACACAAACGAGATAGCAAGTTCAGTGAGAGTTGTTCAACTGGACAAAAACTTCTTGAAGGTGCAATAGGCGACGGCATCTATAAAGTTCAATGCCCTCGTTGTGGCGCGATGCGTAAAGATAGTCAACTTGGTTTAGAGCCAACCGTTGATGAATATGTTGAACATATGGTTGAAGTTTTTCGTGAAGTCCGTAGGGTTTTGCGTGAAGACGGAACATTGTGGTTGAACCTTGGTGATTCTTATGCAGGTAGCAACGGCAACGGATGGAAGCAGTCAATTGCTTCTACCAATGCCTCTAATGCTGGTGGTGAGAATGAGGATTTCAGGGCGAAGATTGGTCGTGACGATGGCGATCTGAAACCTAAAGATTTAGTCGGTATTCCTTGGCGTGTCGCCTTTGCTTTGCAGGCAGATGGTTGGTATTTGCGTCAAGACATCATTTGGGCTAAACCTAACCCGATGCCTGAATCTGTTCGTGACAGGTGTACCAAAGCACACGAATACATGTTTTTGCTAACCAAAAAGTCACATTATTTTTTTGATAGTGAAGCGATAAAAGAACCAGCAAAATATGCTTACGATGATAGGGGATCTCGTGCAGACAGCCGTAAAGACGCAGGTATTTCTAACGCTATGCACGGTTCAACAGGAGCCTTTAGAAACAAGAGGTCGGTATGGACGGTAACAACGAAACCATTCAAGGGAGCGCACTTCGCAACCTTTCCACAGGATCTGATAGAGCCTTGTATCTCCGCTGGTACGAGCGAAATGGGATGTTGTGCTCAATGTGGGTCTCCTCTGGTGCGTCAAGTG